CGAGATTCATGAGCGTCTCGTGGGCTCGGAGATGTGTATAAGAGACAGGCTATATAAACTGGATATCGACCAGAAGACATTTGCAAAGTCTATCGGAACGTCGGATAAGGTCGTAAGTGGTTGGAAGACTGACCGATTGAAGTCGTATACAAAAAGGTTGCCAGCAATAGCGCAGTTCTTTGATGTGCCAGTTGCATACTTTTTAGAAGAGGGTGTTTTTGAGCAATGGGAGATGATATTGAAATATCCTGCTTCTGTTAGTACAGAACTGCGCAAATTGATACCTATCAATTATTTTGATAAGACAGTATCGGACGAAAAATTCCTTGGCGTCTGGTTGGATGTGACAATGTGTTACGGAATAACGGGTGAAGGAGAGCTTGAGCTCATTCGCTGGTTCTATCGAAATGTAGAAAGCGTATCCGTTACAAAAGAGCATGAAGACATTGATGAGATGCATGAATGGGCCGATGTCAAAATCACATTGCTAAAGACTTGCCCGTTTTATGACTATGCAAGATCTGTTCAGGAAACAGGAACGGATGAAAATTCTGCGGAGATACATCAAAAGGTAAGAAATGAACAGTTTTTGGAGTTGTTCTCAAGCCTCGACGACAAGGCACAGAACGAGATTGTCGCCGAGATGCTCAAGAGAAAAAAATAAAAAAAGGTGCCCGAATCGGGCACCGAAGGACACAAAAAATTTAACTATAGCTTCAAAAAAGTGGTTGACAAATCGAACTCAGGGGCATAGTATAAACAGTACAACAAAAGCGTTGTGCAGTTATCGTAACCTCTGGGTACGGACTCCCACCTTTCGGGATGCTCCAACCCCAGAGGTTTTATTATTTTAGAAAGAGGGGGATTTTGGTGAACACAATGAAGACAAGAAAAACCGCGATTCTTGTGGATGGCGGCTATTATCGTAAGCGTGCGATTTCTTTATGGGGAAAAGAGAAAACATCTGATGAACGGGCAGATGAACTATTTGCATATTGCATGCTCCATTTAACGGAGCCATCTGAACCACGTGATTTGTACAGAATTTTTTACTACGATTGCCCGCCCATGACCCGTGAGATCGTCCATCCCTTAACCGGAGAAACTATTTCCTTTGCTGATATGCCAGGAACACGGTGGACGAATGCGTTCTATGAAGCATTGTCTAAAAAGAGAAAACTTGCAATCCGTCGTGGTGAATTAGCGGAATCTCAAGCAAATTATGTGTTGAAACCCAATGTACTATCAGAGCTAATCCATGAAAGACGTGCCATTTCCGATCTTACAAAAAGCGATTTTCGGTTGGACGTAAAGCAAAAGGGAGTTGATATGAGAATAGGTCTTGATGTTGCAGCAATGGCCTATGGACAATATGTTGATCAGATTGTACTGATTGCGGGAGACAGCGATTTTATTCCCGTCGCAAAAATGGCACGCCGTAACGGAATTGATTTTATCTTAGATCCTATGAAGCAGTATATCAAGCCAAAGTTGTCAGAACATCTTGATGGAATCGAGACTTTTACAGACAAAATGTATCGGGACACGGAAGTTACTGATGCCGCTATTTTAATATCCCAGCCCGACTCTGAATAAAGCCGCCCCAGACGGGACGGCTCAGGACTTGACAATTTGATCACGCGCGGTTATACTCTGAGATAGAAAAAGGCGCTGCGACAAGCGGTTAGCCTCAGGAATTAGTCAAAGATTTTGACCGCTTACCTTGGCCGGGGGCGGTCATTTTCTTTTGCACATCTGGAAAACCAGAGTTGCAACGCCTATCAATACCAGCGTGTAAGCAAAAAGCTCACCGTAAGTAACCATAGACATCACCTCCCTTCCGGGAAGTGCTAACCGCCTGCCGTTCGTGCAGCGCCAAAAACAGAATAGCAGAGTCTCGTCGAAAAAGCAAGAATATTGTTCAGGGCGATAAATGCAGAGCGGCCATCGCCCGAAAGGACGACGGCTGCTCTTTGAGTTCTGCGCGCGAACTCCTGAGAGGGCAATGCGACGAGGACTATTGATCGTTGCGCTTGGAATCGGCTGCAAGCCGAGCTGCGAGGTCAAGGATCTCTTGCTGGGCGTCTGCGGACAAGGACTCAAACAATGCAATGATATAAGCCGGATCGTACATGACTATCTCTCTCTCGGACGCCGCCCGTGTAGATTTGGCGCCAAGAGAGATTATACAGAATTTTGCAGTCAAAAGCTATGACAATATAGAGAGGTGAAGAGATGCTTTGCAAGGCCTGTAAACGAGAGATCTCAGAGAATTCGATTTACTGTAATTGGTGCGGCGAGAAGCAGATCCGTGAGCGGAAGAAAAAGGGCGAGATCAAGGTGCCCAATCCGCGGCAGCTCAAGTCTGGGAACTGGAACATAGAGCTTGCTGCGGAAGGGCAGAGCGTCACAGAGCCTACACGTGATCTGTGCATTGCCAGAGCTCGCGCAATTCGTGCCGGCTTCCTCGAGACAAAGATGAAAGAGAAGCGCCCGCCAATAACACTGGGAGAGGCAATCGACCAGTACGTTGATCGGCGGAAAAATGTCTGGTCTCCGACTACGATCAGAACATCCATGAACATCCGAAAAAATCGTCTTAAAGCTGTGATGGACAAGGGGCTCGATCAGGATTGGCAGGCCGTTATGGATGACGAATCGTCGCGCCTCGCGCCTAAGACGATACACAACGAGTGGACATTTATCGAGTCAGTCTTGAGGGAGCAAGGATGCACAATCCCCAATATCCGCTTGCCGCAGCTCAAGAAGACGGAACGCAAGTGGTTAGATCCGGATGAGATCAAACTGTTCTGCAAGGCGCTGATTGGCGAAAAAGTCGAAATGGAGGCATTACTTGCGTTGCTCGGGATGCGGCGCAGTGAAGTACTCGGCCTGAGATGGGAAGATATAGATCTCGAACATAACTGTATCTATGTCCGGCGGGTCAAAGTGCCGAATGAAAATAATGAGTATGTTGTGCGGTCAAAAACAAAAACGGTTGAATCGACGCGGGTAGTGCCTATTTTGATCCCCAGACTTGCTGAGCTGCTGCAAGATGGCGGCGATGGCTTTATCTCGTCACAGCCGCCGAACGGGCTGTGGAGTCGCATCAATGAGATATGCCAGAAAGCTGGGGTTCCGGAAGTCGGCGTCCATGGATTACGGCATAGTTTTGCATCGCTGGCGTATTACCTGGACTACAAGGAAGAGGAGTGCATGCGCATTGGCGGCTGGTCAGATCCCAAGATCTTGCACGAGATATACACGCACCTATCGGCAAAGAATCTCAATATGAAAAAGGACAAGATGTACGAGTTCTATAAGAACTTGGAGGAAGGGGAGGAGGCAGCTCCGGCAGAGGCATAAAGGCCAAAAATCTGAACAAAAATTTGAACGGACAAAATAGATGCTGATATACCAGTGGTTATATCAATTTTTGTGAATGTTCGAATCCTTCTCCCGCTGCCAAAGAACCACGGCCGAAAGGTTGCGGTTCTTTCTTTTTAGCGCATGATTTGGGCACTTTTGACGCAGAAAAGTTGCATTTGCATTTTGACAGAATACGTTTTACCCCTAAGTTTACCCCAATTAAAAGTTTTACCCCTTAACGGGGACAAAAGCAGCTCCGCCGATGATGAGATCGACGGAGCTTTTTTCGTGCCTTTTTGAGATTTTCAAAATAGCCCTGCATCCGGGCGGCGCTGTCCTCCTTCATGCGCTCTGAGACGTGACCGTAAACGTCCAACGTAAAAGCGGCGGTCGCATGGCCGAGATTTTCTTGCACGGTTTTCACGTCGTCACCGTTTTGCAGGGAGAGCACGGCGAAGGTGTGGCGCAGATCATGCACACGGGCGTCCGGCGCTCCTGCTTTGGCTGCAATCTTCTTATGATGTGCATAAAGACGCTGTGGGTGCAGGTGGTCGCCGAGCGCATTTGTGAAAACGAGCCGACAGGCGGCGTACTGCTTGGCGGGGTCTATCCAGTCCTGCCAAAGATCACCGGCCTGTAAACGCCTTTGCGCCTGCTTGGAGCGAACGGCGCGCAGCATATCCATGACGAAGGGAGCGGGGCGCAGGATGCGCGTCTTGTCGTTTTTGAGGGCGGCAAACTGGAAACCGCCGGCCTCGGCGGGGCGTTTCTGCAACTGCTTGCAAATCTTGAGCGTGCCTTTTTTGAAGTCGATACAATCCCATGTCAGGCCCAGCGCTTCGGCTTCACGCAGGCCGGTAAAGAGGATTACTTTCAGAATATCTCCATAATCGTTGTCGGCATCCGCTGCGGCGAGATAAGACTTGACCTGTTCGTCGGTAAGCGGCATGATCTGCGCTTTCTCGACGCGGGGAAGGTCTACCATGTCACACGGATTGCGTGCGATGTAGCCCACCTTGACGGCCTGAGAAAGGGCCTTTGTCAGAACGCCGTGAACATTGCGCACAGTCTTTGCGTTGAGCGGTGCGGTCTCCGTGACGGCGACGCCGTCCTTTTTGATAATCTTGCCCTGCTTGTCCCGTTTGGGAACAATGCGGCCATTGGCGAGCAGATCGTTGTAAAAGCCCTGGATGATATGCGGCGTGAGTTTGGTGAGTTTCACCGCGCCGAGGGCGGGCTTGATGTGCGTTGCGATTTGGGTCTTGTAGGTCTTGACCGTGCCGTATTTCTGCGAGAGCAGATAATCGCTCTGCCAGATATCGAGCCATTGCGCAAGCGTCAGGCGCGTCGGCTCTATGTAAAGTCCGTCGTCGATCGCTTTTTGCGCGTCGCGCATGGCGGTCAACACTTCTTTCTGTGTGTTGCCGTAGATGCTGCGGCGAATCGGTTTTCCTGTGCCCGGGTCATTGCCGACGGTCACGCGCGCTTCCCATCGACCGTCAGGACGCTGCCGGATGCTGCCTGCGCCCGACGCGGCGCGCGTATTTTCTTTTCTTGGCATTGCTTTTTCCTCCTGCATTTGTTATGATTGGAGGGCAGTAGGCTTTGTCAGTTTGCTGCCCCTTATAACCGTCCTCGGTGCTGCAACACCGGGGTCGGTTTTTTACTTTTGTGTGCCTCGCTTGATCTTCTCAGCGGCATTGACGCCTTTGACAAATTTTTCGGCGCGTTTGACGGTGTTGCGCCCAATGTTATGCTCTTTTGCAATGGTTTCAGCTGTATCGCCTTTAATCAAAAGCCCATTTTGGGCCTTTGATTTTCTATCTCCGCCTACAGTCATTTTCTGCGCCTCGTACTGCCGACCGATCAAGTATGTCTTCTGTGCGCCTATTAGATTATTTACTCCATAGTTAAATGTTTATTTTTTGATTTTCTTTTTTTGAAAGAGTTCAACCAAGTTATGTATTGCGCCTCAATCTTAGGATCACTCTTTAATTTCTCTCGCCACTCTGCAGCCTCATTTGTGAACGCAAACAATGCTTGCTGCGCCTGGCCTTGTGTTGACGGCGGAGCTTCTTTTGCACGTCTTGCCATCATGGTATAGATGCTATGATAAATCCGTGCGGTTTCATTTCCCTTTTCTCGCAAAAGTTGCTTTTTATATTTTGCAGCTTGTTTGCAATTCATGTTGGGATATTCTTTACTACGGCGAATGCAATACTTTTCGTCAGCTTTTTTGGGAATAAACAGCTTTCCGCAATTTGCACAACGCTTTATTGTATAGCCATTTGTTGCGAGATAATGTAATTCAGCAACACATAATTGTTCAATAACCTCGCGAGTTAAACCACGAACAAAAAAACAACGATATAGATCACAAGTGATCTCTTTCCCGTTGTCATTCTGTTTAGCAATTCCGTGAAATGGAACTTCAAATCCATAAGAAATAACAATGTCTTCAAACATCTTCAAATCTAATGCTTTGTCACCTTTAATTTTTTCATCAAAGATTCTTTGGAACATTGATTGACACATTTTGGCAGCAGGTAAATTTACATCATATTTAAATTCTTCTGCGCCCCAATAAACATGATTTACTTCGGGCGAATCTTTTCCAAAGTCATCATAACTAATTTCTAAGTCGGAGATAAATGATAATAACGGATATCCGAGTTCAACAATTTTATATGATTTTTTCTCGGCCACACTTATTAAACACTCTTTATCGTAGCCACGCCAAAACTGTAATGTAATCATCTAATCCCCCACAAAGTTGATTCCCTTGTTATATAAAAAACGAGAAATAAACAAATAAACACAAAATTGCTTTCTTTCTAGTATTATATACTCAGAAAGCAACGATGTCAAGTTTGTTGTTGCTGTCATTACAGTATGGGGGTGAAATAAATGAGCAATGAAGCACTCCGGCGATTTGCTGCTGGGAACGGTGTGAAGCTCTGGCAGGTGGCCGAAGCACTCGGAATCGCAGATACCAGCCTTTCGCGAAAGATGCGGAAGGAGCTACCGCCAGACGAAAAAGAAAGAATCGTCAGAATCATTCGAGAGCTTTCGCAGGAGGTGGTTTGATGGCGACGCTTGAACCTATCGCGGTCACAGAGAAACAAAAAATCTTTGAAATCATTCGGGAAATTTCTGCTGAGATGTAAGGGGTTAACGGCTCTTTATATTTAGATAATGTGTTGTCATTGTGTAAAATCCCGTGCTATGTTGTTTGGTACAGACAGGAGGCGATTTTTGTGGGACTTGAAACAGAGAAACTTTTTTTGCGTCCGTCTAAGGCCGCACAGCTTGTGGACACAAGCAGGCAAACGCTCTACGCTTGGATGCGGCTGCCGGGATTCCCTGTATACCGGATTGGGGGCAGCACTCTTATCGCTGCCGATGAGCTTGTCGAGTGGATCAAGACACAGGGGCGGTGAGCGGGTGACATATCTCGATCTTTTGAACTCGTTCCATCAATGGCAGAAGAGCAATTATCTGCCAGGAAATGCAAGGCTACTCTATTACGGGTTACTTGCCGTTTTCAATGAAGCGCGATGGCCGGAGCAGGTACAGATCGATAACTTCCGGCTCATGTCTATGCTCGACACGCGAACGGAGAGGGTAGCAATCGCGGCGAGGGATAGCCTTGTTGCTGCTGGCCTAATTGAATATAGCCGGGGAAAAAAGCGTTCTCCAAACACTTATCGGCTAAAATATACCCCTCAAAAAGTCAGTGAAAATGGCAGTGAATCAGGCAGTGTTTTTGACAGTGAAACGGTAAGTACATCGAGCAGTGTATCAGTATCGAAAACAGTCAGTCATATAAAAGAAAAAGATAAAGATGTTTCTTTTGTTCCGCCTCCCGCCGGAACGAAGAGATCGAAGAAGGTTTTTGAGCACGACTCTCTTCCATATCGCGCTGCGCGCTGGCTCGCGGATCAGATTGAAGGTCGCTTACCAAACTGCACGGCGCATTCAGAAACGACCTTGCAGAATTGGGCGGCGGACTTCGACAAGTGCCATCGACTGGATGGGCACAGCTGGGAGGACATCGATAAGGTTTTACAGTTTTCACAGTTTGATTCGTTCTGGCAAAGCAACATCCTGTCAGGGGGCAAATTCAGAAAACAATACACGCAGCTCCTGGCAAAAATGGGGGGTGGCGGCACGTGATGCAGGACACTTCTTCTCTTGAATATTCCTTGACTGCGACGGTCTGTCTTGAATCGCAGCAGGTCTTGAAACTTCGGCAGCTTGTGAGCACGGACGATTTTTCCATTCCGGCCTGCGCTACAGTTTTTGGCGCTGCGGACAGCGCTGTATCACGGGGCAAAGCGTTTGATGCGAACATCGCCGCTGACGGTCTTCGCGGGCTTGTGGATGCCCCTCGTAAGTTCCTCGCCGAGTGCATCGACGTGACGCCTACCGTGGCACACGCGGAGGAATATGCCCGCCTGTTACATACCAGAGCCGCGGAGAAGCGGCTAAGAGATGGTGTGCTTGCGGCACTCGATGAAGGGAATCCGGCAACAGCGATTGCCGAACTCTGCAAGGCGTTTCTCCTTGACAATGCAGGCGGACGACTGAAAAGCGTCTCGCAGGCCCTTACAGAGACCTTGCAGAGCCTTTCAGTGCAGGAGCAGGCCCGTATCGATACGGGATTCCCAAAATTGGATAGCATTTTGAAGGGGTTCGAGGGGGGACAGCTCATCATCGTCGGTGCTCGCCCAGGGGTCGGCAAGTCTGCTTTTCTGCTCGACCTTGCAGAAAGTGCAGCTCGAGCCGGAAACGAGACGCTTTTCGTCTCGCTGGAAATGAATGCTTCCGAGTTGACCGAGCGCTTGCTTGTGCGCCGCAGTATGGCGACGATGGATGAACTGATTGACCGCGATTTGACTGATGAGCTATGGGACGATATCGCGGCGGCGTCTAACCGCCTTGAACGTCTTCCTCTTCATTTTTGGGACAGGCCCGCGGCAACAGTGAGTAAAGTTCGAGGTGCAGCGGCGACCATTCAAAACCTGCGATTGATCGTCATCGACTATCTCGGCCTGATGCAGGCCGAGCGCCGTGCGGACAGCCGAAATCTTGAGCTCGGACAGATCAGCCGCGACTTAAAAAACCTTGCTTCCGAGCTGCAAATCCCCATCGTTGCGGCGGCACAACTTAACCGTGGTGTCAACGATACCGAGCGCCCGACCCTGCTTTCTTTGCGCGATAGCGGAGAGTTGGAGCAGAACGGCTCAAAAGTATTGTTCCTCTGGAAGATCGATGAGTTCGGGACAGTTGGGGTGTCCGTTGCGAAAAACCGCCGCGGTCGTCAAGGCGTTGTGCAGATGAACTTTGACGGCGCACATCAAAAATTCACCGAGCTTTCGGAGCCGTACCGCGAGCCAGAGAAAAAACGCCGGGGCGGATTTTTGGAGGGTGGCACATGAATATCTGAGGAGAGAAGAAAGAAAAGATGGTCAAAATTCAAATTTTATGGCGGAGGATTTATGACTATCTTGGAAGCGTACAGCATTCTAAAATCAACCAAACCCGCGCGCTGTGAGCGTGAGCGCTATCGCCAGCGTGACGAAATACAGCACCGTGTAATTCCGCTTTTGCCTGCTGATGATCGAGATAAGTTTGAGCGGGCAATGAACCGTCATTTTCGATTATAAAAAAAGCTCTCCCCAAATAGGGAGAGCGGCTCTTGCGGTGAATCCGATTTGTCGATTCTGATTTTACCACAGGAGGAGCGGATATGCAAGCAAAATCACTTGCCACAAATCTTGGCGAACAGGCAAACAAAATTGCAGTGTCAGTGCAGTCCGGTGACGGTGATGTATTGGCCTTGTGGGGGATGTGCCGCCGATATGCTATGCAGCAGGCTACACGGTGGCTCAGAGCGTTTGAGAGCAGCGGCGGTGTCGAATTAGACGACCTTGAACAAAGTGCGTTTATCGGGCTTCTAAAAGCCGTGCAGACATGGAAGCCGGAAAGCGGTGCATTCTCCACTTGGTACACCATCCAGCTAAAGGCGGTATTTGTAGAGGTTTACGGGATGAGGACGAAACGAACGCGCGAAGACCCGCTCAATAAATATCATTTATCGCTCGATACGCCACTGGATGAGAACGAAGACGGCAGCTTTACTATCGCCGATATTTTACCGGATGAAAGAGCAGAGGCAGAATTTGAGGACATCGAACAACGAGACTTTCAACAGGCTGTGCAAGCGGCACTTGCACAACTGCCAAATGCACAGCGCGAGGCCATCATCGGTGAATTCTGGTTCGGGCGAAAGCCTGATGCAAAGGCGCGGCGGGAAGCAATACGAGCCCTGCGGCACCCGCGTATCCGCAAACCGCTGATGGAGTATTACTAATAAAAAACACTGAAACGTCAGATAAAGCAGAGCCGGAAAGGGGGCTTTTCAAACTTTGTCAAAGAAAATTCGAGATGAGACCATTATTGACGCGCTTTTGATCTCCGCGACAGTGCGGAGCGCGGCGGCAAAGCTCGAGATCAACGAGCAGACGATCTATCGCCGAAAACGAGACCCTGAGTTTATGCAGAAGTATAACGAGGCACGGCGCGAGCGAACCGAAGCGGCGCGTAACGTATTGCAGGAGCGGGCACATGCTGCTGCGGATACGCTGGCAACGATCATGCAGGATGCAGACGCGCCCGCACAGACCCGCGTAAGCGCCGCAGCAGAGATTTTACGACAGAACGTGAAATATACGGAGATCACGGACATCATGCAGCAGCTTGACGAGCTTGAAGCATGGCGAAGGGAGCAGGAACAGCGATGAATAACTCACTCAAAGCAAGGCTATCCGCTTTACAGCAATATGCGGGGCGGATGCAAAGCAACATCGGCTTTGTGATGCTGCTGGAAGACGGTGAATGGTCTGCCTGTCGCGGCGGCGGACGAACTAAGGTATTTCCTACCGAAGCAGCCGCGGAAAAATTTTTGACCGGCTGCGACCCCATCATCGTTATTGACGTTTGAAAATCAATGACCGCCCGGCGGTTTCGGCGCGAGACCTGCACGACTTTCTCGAAGTGAAGACAGCCTACAAAGACTGGTTCCCGAGAATGTGCGAGTACGGGTTCACCGAGGGCGAAGACTTCAACCCGCTCAAAATTGAGCGAGTTCAAATAATTACGGGCATTTTTGACCGCAACTTTCGCTCAAACTTGAGCAAAAGTTGAAGATAGACGGCGGGAAAGACCGCAGAAAGGAAACTTCACTATGGAATTGAATGCAAGAATTGAGACCGCTGAGAGCGTAAAGGAAAAGGCAAAGACTGCCCTCGGCCTTGATTTGAGCAGCGCTCTTGACCTTGTAAAGCGTAGCGACTATGACAGCGACGAGGCGTATTTGGACGCTTGCGCCCGCGCCGAGTTGGAGCGTAGCAGCCCTGAATACAGAGCCGCCAGAAGCCGCCTAAAAGTCGAATACCAGGCACGGCGAGAGGAACAGGAGCGCAAGGCACAGAGCGAAAACTATAAAGCAATCCGCAGCAGCGTGAGCCTTGACAGCGTAGACAAGCACAATATCGACGAAGAAGCCGCCGCACTTGCCCGCCGTGATCTTTCCGCAAATCGTATTGCCGCGTCCGATCTGGGCGCGACCATTGAGAAGTACGCGGCAGAGCTGACGGAAAAAGCAAAGGACAGTAAGGCCAGCAGCGCTCTTTTCAATGCTATGCTGCGCGGTCACCTGTAAGGAGATGCAATGAGCGAATTTAACATTTTTGCAAAACGGCTTGATGAGGCTTTCAGAAAATCCTGCAGCGAATATAACGCCGCTTTCCATGCACTCGAATGCGCACGGCAGGCCAGCCGTGACGCTAACGCATGGACGCCCGGCGACAGCGCGGAAGAAAAACAGGCAAGAATAGACTGCGCAGCGGTAAGGTTGCATGACGCAGAAGCCGCCTTTAGCGAGACAAGAATCCGCATTTGGACAGACTTCAAGACCACGCGCCGCACGATCCGCGCCGAACTGGAACAGGCCGTGCGCACCGCCTATATTGTGGACCCTAATGCAATCAACAGCAATGCCCTTGAGTTGATGAAAAGCGGCGTTATGACTTCTGACGATTACGCCGCTTTTGTAAAAAAATATGGAAACAACCCTACTATGCTACGGCTTATTTCTCACTATTCTGCAGCAGTCGCCAAAGCGCAGGACAACAGCGGCGAGGCCATAGCCCTTAACGCTATTTCTGAGGCCTGTCAAAGTTGGAAAGGCAAGGTTTTACAGAAGTTTGATGATCTTTCGGACTATTGCGGCAACATCACCGGTTACGAAGAACCGGACGAAGTTTCCAGAGTGAGCGAAAAGTGGGACGAACTATCCTTAAACGCCGTGGAGAACTTCTGATTTTCGATAAGCGGCAGAGATCAACATTCTGATACAAAGCTTCCTGAAAACAAATTTAAGGAGAGATAAACATGGAACTTAGTTTTGCAAACGGTGTGCAGGAATACACCGTGCACGGCGTTAAGGGAGATGTGATCATTCGATTCAACCCGACTGACGGCGCATTTATCCAGCGTCTTTACAACGCGTTTGACACACTGGACAAGAAGCAGGATAAATACGCAGATGAGGTACAGAAGTGCGGCGACCGCGTTGAGATTTTCAACATTGCCGACCGCCGCGACAAGGAGATGCGCGAGATCATTGACGGCCTTTTTGAAGAGCCGGTATGTGACAGCATCTTTGGCAGCATGAACCTTTATGCGATGGCGGACGGCCTGCATGTGTGGACAAATTTCCTGCTTGCGCTGATGGACGAAACGGACAGCGCCTTTGCCCGCGAGCAGAAAGCGACAAATCCGCGCATTCAGAAGTACACGGCAAAGTATCGCCGATGAATTGGGGCTTGCCTGCCTCCGTCGAGATCGGCGGAGTGAGTTATGAGATACGCACAGATTTTCGCGTAATTCTCGATATCTTCGTAATGCTGAGTGATCCTGATTTGAGCGGCACTGACCGCGCAGAGGGCATCTTGCAGATGTTCTATGTCTCGCCTGAGGATATCCCGCCGCAGCATTTGCAGGAAGCTGTAGACCGTTTTACATGGTTCCAGAACGGCGGCAAAGAGCAGGATAAGAAGAAATCGCCGAAGTTGGTCGATTGGGAGCAGGATTATCCTTTGATTCTCCCTCCCATCAACCGAGTATTCGGACAAGATATCCGCGAGATCCCTTATGATGCGGAGACCAACACCGGGGGCGTCCATTGGTGGACGTTCCTCGGTGCGTATAACGATCTCGGGGACTGCACCTTTGCTCAGGTCGTGCGCATCCGCGACAAAAAGGCGCGCGGCAAGACGCTTGAAAAGGATGAACGCGAGTGGTACCGCCGCAACAGCGACCTCGTGAACATAAAAAATAAGCTCAGCCAGGAAGAAGAGACCACCATTTCGACTTGGTTGAAATTGGGGAAGGAGTGATTAAATGGCGAATGCTGACGGCAGTGTGATTTTCTCTTGTGATTTGGATTCGACCAAAGCACAAAAGAAACTGAGCAAGCTGCGTGACGAGATATCCGAACTGAACAGCAAGCTTGAAAAGGAAACGGGCAATAAGATGAACCTTGAAAAGCAGCTTGACGCCGCATCTCAGGCAGCGAAAGCTACGGAGGAACGCGTGAAGATGCTGCGAAAGGAAGTCGAACGGCTGAACGACCGCGAATGGATCCAAAAACAGGGATTTACACAGAACGAATATCAGGCCAAAGTGCTCGACCGCCGCGCCGCTGCGGAGGCGGAGCTCAAACAGCAGGAAGCGCTTTTGCACACGCAGACGAAGGAGGTCAAAACGCTTTCGGCTGCTTACGAAGAGACGACCGCCAACATCGACAGCATGACGGTAAAGCTCGACAAAGCAAAGGTCGCTGCCGGTGAGATGATTGCCAACGTGGAGCAAGAGCGCAAGGAGCGCGAGGCTGAAAATTCAGCGCTCGCCAAAGCGAGCCAGTATGCCGCGCGTTTCAGAGATCAGGTCAAGAGTTTAGCGCGCTCTATGCTTGTATTCTCAGTCATCACGGCGGCGCTCATGGCGCTACGCAAGCAGATCAAGGCGGCTATTGCGACCAGCGCAGAGGCATCCGACGCTTTTGCCCGCCTCAAAGGTGCGCTGCTGACGCTGGCCGCGCCTTTGATGGACGTACTCATTCCGGCGCTGACGTGGCTAATGAATCTGCTTGCGGCCATTGTGTCGGAGATCGTGACGATCATCTCGATTCTGAGCGGTAAGTCAAAGAAGAGCATGGAGGCATCGGGCAAAAACCTCTACAAAGAGGCCGCCGCCATTGATGCGACCGGCAAGGCGGCAAAGGAAGCGACAGACGCGCTCGCGGCGTTTGATGCTGTCTCTTATACACATCTGACGCTGCCGACGACTTAATAG